TTTCCCACAAAGATATGGATTTCATGGAACAGAAGAAGTTTTCGCGCGAGGAGATTCTCGGCATCTGGCGCGCTCCGAAGGCCCTTTTTAATATTACCGAAGACCTTAACTATGCGACCTTCATCGGTCAGATGAAAATATTCTGGTCATACGCGATCATGCCGGTCATGCGCAAGGTCGAAGGGGCGATCAACAAATATATCGTCTGGCCGTATAACCCGAAGATTGAAGCCTATTTCGATTATTCAAACGTCGTTGCTTATCAAGAGGACTTCAAAGAAAAGGTTGTGACTGCCGTTCAGCTTTCTGGCGCAGGGTTCACAAGAAATGAGATCAACGAACGCCTTCAACTTGGGTTTGATAATGTTGCCTGGGGTGACGTTTGGTGGGCCCCGTTTGGGCTTTATCCTGTTTCATCCGCAGAAGCCCCGGCGTTAAGTTCACCCGGATATGAAGAAGATGATCCTGCGCCGAAAGAGGACGACAAGAAGTCTGTTGCATTAAAGCAGGCCAAAGACGCAAAGCGCGAAGCCGTCTGGAAGGCCTTTTTGACAAAGCAGGGAGGCGTTGAGCGCGGAATGTCCGGGATGATAAGCAAATATTTCTTTGAACAGCGCAAAGAGGCGTTGTCCGCGCTTGTGAAGCTTGGGTCAGATGGGTTCAAGCTGAATTGGGATGAGCAGAACGAAAAGCTCAAATCTAAGTCGGCCAGATGGATCACGATGGGCGTTAAAGAAGGGATCGCGTTCGGGCGTGTTGTTTTGGGAAAGAAATCCCTTGATGATGACGCGTTCGATCATCTTATAAGCGCATACGTCAAGATCAGGACGGACAACATCACGCAGATCAACGAGACTGTCCGCAAGCAGATTTTCAAAGCGATCAAAGAAGGCACGGAAGCCGGTGAAACGGTTGCGCAGATCGGTGACAGGATACGGGATATTTACAACATGGCTTCCTCACGCTCGCTGATGATAGCACGGACCGAAACAGTAGGGGCCGTAAACGGCGGAAGCCAGCTTTATTATGACTCAGAAGGGGTTCAGAAAAAGGAATGGCTGACGGCGCGCGATGAGCACGTCCGAGATGCGCACAAGGTACTTGACGGTCAGGTGGTAGCAACAAAGAGCAGCTTTTCAAACGGACTGGATTATCCCGGCGATCAAAAGGGCGATGCCGGAGAAGTGATAAATTGCAGATGCACTTTGCTGCCTGTAATTGAATAAAGAAATAATTGAAACGGAGAAAGCGAAATGAAAAAGATTCAAAAAATATTCAGAGGCAAGGTCAAAAGCTTTGATGAGAAAACGCACACGGCAACGATCGTTATTTCTACAAACGACATTGACCGCGACCATGAAGTCATTGAGCCGAAAGCGTTTCAGAAGCATCTCGGGAACTATATGGCGCACCCGGTTCTTTTAAGCTCGCACCGGGCCGATCAATTAACGCGCCAGATCGGTGAGGCAAAGGCAATCAGGATCACTGATGAAGGCGTTGAGGGAGACTACGAATGGTATGCAAAGCAAGGTAATCCAGAAGCGGACTGGGGCTGGTTCCTTGTAACCCGCGGGATCGCGGCCTTTTCGGTTGGCTTTATGCCTATTACATGGCTTGACAAATGGTCACAGCCGATGATCTCACAGGAAGACAGCGCGCGCGGGATCGCCCGTCGGTATACCGAGATTGAGCTTTTTGAGAACAGCCAGGTCCTTGTTCCGGCCAACCCGAACGCGCTTCAGCGCGAGCTTGACGAAGCAGAGGGCGAGGAGAAGGAACTCCTTGAGCTTGCCACAAAATCCTTAAAGGCTGAGGAAGTCGAGCCGTTTAAGCAGGCTGAGGAACAGGCCGAGAAGAAACGGTATGAGGAAAGCCGGGACAAGTTTCTGGCGTGGTTCAAGGATCCTGCTGTTAAAGCTGAGCTGCAAAAGATATTTGATGACCGCTTAGAGGAAGCGGTCAAAGACCTTAAACCTGCAAAGCATTATTCAGAGCTTCTTTTGGGCGGTGGGGGACTTGATCCCAACCACGCGTCAACAAAAGGACAGGAGAATGATGACGAGGACGAAGAAGAACAATCACCAATACAAAACAAGGATGCCTTTCTCGGAGCGATCCGCGCAGGCATTCAGGAGGGTATTCGATGAACAAGTGTAAACATTGCGGCAAGGACTTAGCAGATGGCGTTCAATTCTGCGGCCATTGCGGCAAATCGATCAACGAAGCTCCTGTTGACAAGTCTCTTGAGGCGATCAAAAGCGCCGTCAAAGAGACCGTCCAGGGCGAAATGAAGCCGATCAAGGACGCTGTTGATGCCATTGACGCTCGCGTCAAAGCCATCGAAGCGCTGCCTCTCAAGTCTGGTGCCAAAGGCGCCGGCGTGATCTCAAAAGAAGTTTATCGCGGATACAAAATCCACGATCAGGGCGAGTCACTTCGTGAGAAGTTCTCTGCGAACCCGAACCGGTTCAAAACTTTGTCAGACCCCGAGCAGTTCGACAGCTACTGCAAGTTCATTCTTGACTTTAAAGCCGCCATCACCGGCGACGTTAAAGCTCAGATGGCCCTGCAGGAAGCGCGTCAGAAGGCAACCGACATGTCAGAAGGTTCTGACTCTGTCGGTGGATATGCCGTTCCTGTTGAGTATGAGGCAGACCTCATCAAGCTGGCTCGCGAAGCTTCTTTCTTGTTACAGAACGCGACCGTCTTTCCGATGGGAAGCAATGTCAGAAAATATCCTGCTGAGTTGACTCATGTGTCAAACACATGGGAAGACGAAGCCGGAGAAATTAACGAGCAGAACCCGACTCTTTCTCAGGTCACTTTGACTGCAAAAAAGTTGGCTTCTTTAACGACAGGCATTTCTTCTGAGCTTCTGCAGGATTCGATGTTCGACATTGTCGGGTGGTTGACCGAGCAGTTTATGTATACGCAAGGTCTCGAGCTCGACAATCAGGCATTAAACGGAACCGGCTCCCCGCTGTCAGGCGTTTTGACGGCTGCCTGCGGGTATTCCGTTGTTTTGGCATCGACTGTCTTAGGGTCAACGAACTTCTCGGCGATCTCCGCAGACAAGCTGTCAGAAATGATCTACAAGCTTTCTGAAGCCGATGCTGTAAACGCCAAGTTTGTCTTTAACCGTCTGATTATGCACTACATCAGAACTCTGAAAGACAACAACGGGCAGTTTGTTTGGCAGAAGCCGGGAGACGGACGCCCTGGAACGATCTGGGAAACGCCTTACATCCAAAGCGTCAAAGGCCCGAGCACTTCTGCTTCATCGACAGCCTTTGTCGTCTTGGGCAATTGGAAGTATTTTTACGTTGGTCAACGAATGGGAATGACGATCGCAGTTGATCCATACACCGATTTTGCAAAAGATCAGGTGCGGTTCCGCGCTATTCGCCGTGTCGCTCTTGCTATTGCAAGATCAACGGCATTCGTTCGTCTTTTGACTGCGTAATTGTAATTGACAGAATTGCGGGGGTGGCTAACCCCATCCCCGCAGTTTTTAGAAAGGATTTAACAATGTGGTGCTTGGGCGGGCGAGATCCTTGGAAGAAAATCAGAACGTCTTTAGTTATTAATTCAAAAAATCCAGTTCGAGAGTGGCTTGTCCAGGCGCTTGATACCGCAAAAGGATTTGATGAGATTGTTCTTTATATCGATGGGGCGGGGAAAAAGGATATTGAATCCTTAGACATTGAATTTGGTAAAAATGTAGTTGTTTTATTTGACGAGAAAAAAAGGACGCTGAAAGAAGGATATAACTTTGCCGCATCCATGGCCAAAGGAGAATGGATCGTGATTTTTTGCGATGATGATTATTTTTATCCTGACGAAATAGATAGGCTGAACAATGAAATTAAAGACGGAAAATTTGATGAGTTTGATGTCATTGTTCCGAAAGTAATGACAATTGGCGGAGTGTGGGGGTCATCGTCTGATTTTACGTTAGAACAAATAAAAAATAACAACCTTATTCCTTCCAGTTCTTTTGTAAGAAAAGAAAAATTTGACATGCTCGGCGGATATAAAGTTGATTCATGTGGCGACTGGAACTTATGGATAAGAGCAAAAGCGGCTAATTTAAAATTTTGTTTCTTGAACAGCGTTGTCTATTTCTTTAGACAAAATCACCGTGTTTCTTTCACTGATAAATCAATTTCGGAATTGGGGTTTGAAAATATTAAAAGGCAAGTTTTAGAAAATGTTTAAACAAGCAGAAATCATTTTAGTCGCGGATCACTTTTACCCTGGATATACAGGCGGGGCGGAGCTTACCACTTACGCTTTGACAAGCCAATGTCCGGCTGATGTGAACATTCACTTTATCCACTCGGCCCAGCTCAACTATTTCCACGTCGCCCTGCATCAAAGTAAGTTCTGGATTTTTACAAATATTGAGCGAGCGAACAAGGCCGTTATTGCCAACGCCGCAAAGATTTTAAAGTATGCTGTCGTCGAGTATGACTATAAATGTTGTTCTTTTAGATCGCCGGACAAACACAAGTATTCTACCGGCAAAGAATGCGATTGCGATATCCCTGAAATAAACGATCTTCTGAAAAACGCAAAGCATGTCTTTTTTATGAGCGAGAAGCAAAGAGATTTCTTTATCAACGACAAAGGCCTTGATCTTAAATGTTCGGTTCTCAGCTCATGTTTTACCGCGCATGATTTGAAAGAGCTTGAGTCAGTTTCAATCGCCAGAGACAAGACCGCTCAAAAATGGCTGATCCTTTATTCGGATTTATGGGTCAAGGGGGTTGAGAAGGCCGTCCGATATGCCGTCAAAGAAGGGCTGGACTATAAGCTCGTTGAGAGCGTGGAGCATTCAGAGCTTTTGAATATGCTGGGACAGTACAAAGGATTGGTCTATATGCCAGCGGGGGCAGACACATGCCCGAGGATCGTCATTGAGGCGCGTCTTGCCGGG